TCATTCTGTTAAAGATAATATTTAATTTATAAATTTAATATTATGTTATCTCTATATATTGGATATATTTAATATTTATTAATTTCTTATTTTATAATCATTATCATATCTTATTATATAATTATTTCCATATTTATATAATATCATTTTATATTCATCTTGTTTATTTAATATTTTAGTTGTTGTATTACGCTCATAACCAAGTCTCATATTTGTTTCTTGTTTTACTTCTGTTTTATTTGTTTTAACTAATATTTCATTTTCACTTTTTAAATTATTTAACTCAATATTAATTTTTAAGTCTGTATTATTATATGTTATATTATTTATTTTTATATATATTATCGATTCATTTTCACTTTTTATTAAATTATTTATATCTTTATATATTTCTTCTACTTTTACTTTATTTTTTAATTGAATCAAATTATAATCTTTATCAAAATTATAATTTTTTATTTCATTATTTTTTTTATTTATAATACTTATATTCATTATTGAATCATAAAAAATATATGAATTTTTATATTTATTTATATCTTTTTTTATTTCATCTATTGATATTTTACAATTTGTATTTGTACATATATAATTATTTGTTATATTTAAATTTATATTATCATCATATGTTTTTTTAATTTGTTCTACAATTCCTGATTTTATATAATCTATAATAAATTCATAATTATCTTTAATATTTATATCTTTTATATTTAGTGAATTAATTTTACTATTTAATGTTATAATTTTATTATTAATTATGAATATATAAACATAATGATATATGTAAATAATAATAATAATAATAATAATAATAATAATAATAATAAAAATAATTATCAATTTATTATATATGATATAAATTATAAAAAAATTTATGATAATATTAATGATGATAAATATAATAAAAAAATAAAAAACATAATAACATATTATTTAATACATTTTAATATAAATCCTCATAGAATTATATTTAATAATATATATGAATTAATATTTGATGATAATTTTATTAATATATTAACTCATATAAAAAATTTAACCATACCGTCTATAATTCCATATACATTATTAAATATATTTAATAAAAATTATGATATTAATGATATAAAAGAAAATTTAGAATTAATAAAAGATAATATTATTATTGATAATAATATTATTCTTAATATTAAAAATAATAAAGTTTCGATAAGTTTTAAAAATAATGATGTAAATGATATTATAAATTCATTATTATTAGTTGATAATAAATTATATACAGAAAATATAAGTACAATAATTACAATTATAAATGAAAAGATGTAATAAATATATAAGATAAAGAATATAAGATAAAGAATATAAGATAAAAAATATAAATAAGATGCTGCGAATGTCTTATAAAATAGGTGAAAATATAGATTTTATAAATTTTTTATATTAGATAAATCTAATATAATTATTATCATTTTTATTTATTATATGATACTATAACAATTTCTACTATCTTATAAAATGTGTATTTAAATTGATAAAAGATTTAAAATGGCGATTTTTAATATATAAATAATTATATATTAAAAGTCTAAATATAAAAGTGAAGATTATTTAGAAAATGATACTAATTATACAAAAACTTGCGAATTATAATATAAAATTATATTTTATAAATAATTAAATAAGTTTAAATTATTTATAAAATATAAAATAATATTATATAAATAAAAAAAATGTTATTAAATAATAATATAGGAGGTGGTGCTGCTGAAATAGGTGGTAATTCAATTAGAAGATAAATTATAATTATAAATATAATCAAAATGGTAAAATACAACTACTACAATCACAACTACTACAATCACAAGAATTACAATCACAACTACTACAATCACAACTACTACAATCACAACTACTACAATCACAAGAATTACAATCACAACTACTACAATCACAAGAATTACAATCACAACTACTATAATCACAACTACTACAATCACAAGAATTACAATCACAAGAATTATAAAAATTTATTTTTAATAAATCATTGAAACATTAACATAATTTATTAAAACATTAACAAAATGTATAACAAATAGATTAATTATTTAAAGAAGTATTTTAGATATCAAAATCATTAAATTATTAATATTATGGTATAATATTAGAAGTCATTTATGTAAATTATATTTTTTATTATTACATTATAGATAATATTATATATATAATATATTTTTATATAATAATTAAGATGAAAATTATAATTAAAATTTATATAATATATCTTTATTATCTAATAAATAATTTAAATAATTTATGATATAAGGATTTTTTTTTTTAGTTAAAAATAATTTAATTACTTCAATATAACCATCTTGGTTTAAAAATACTTTTTTTTTATTGTCAATTATTTTAAATATATAATTTTTTTTATTAGATTTTTTTAAATTAATATAAAAATCATCATTTTTAATAACAATTCTGAGTAATTCTTTTAATTCAATATATAAATCATTATTATATGATAATAATTTATAATTTATAGTTTTATCATCATATAATAATGAATTATTATAAATTTTTTCTAATATAATATTATTATCAATAATATTATTAGATTGAAAATTATTAAATTGATTATTAAGTGTATTATAAATGGTTTGATTTAATAAAGAGTATTCATTATTATAATATAAATAATTATAGATATCAATATGATTAGTATTTATAATAATATTATTATAAATAATATATTTATTAGGATTATTTAATAATATATCAATAGTTGTTTTATTGTCATATACAATTAAGTAATTTATACTTATATCATTAGATATATTATGATATATATTGGTAAAAATTTTATCATCAATATGTATAAAATTATTTATTAAATTTTTAATAGTAATTAAATTTAAATTATCATCTTGTTTAGTATAAAAACAATTGATAGAAGTATATAATATATTCATTTATATTTATATATATTTATATTTATATATAATAATGTTATCATATATAAATAAATCATTTAATCAATTTTTTTAATAAATTTAAATCATTTACATATACTACATTTTTATACTTTGATATAACAATCAATACATATACAATGAGCACAATCATAATCTATTAATAATTTATCATCTAAACAAATAATACATATATCAATATGATTTAATTTAGTGAATAAAATAATTTTATTGATATAATTATTAACAATTTTAAAAGATCTTAATTAATTTATTTTAGTGTTAACAATATCAATATGTTATAAATTTTTTAATAAATAATAAAGAAATAAAACATTATCTTAATAATAATCAGATAAAGAAGTTAAACATTTAATATCATTATGTTGAATACCTAATAAATGATAATATTATAATTTTTCTTCATTATAATCATCATCTCTAAAATAACAAGCTAAGTATAACATAGCTTATGTATTATTATATTAAATAGCTAAATGATAATATTATAACATTAATTCACTATTTCTAAATCTAATATGATAAAATAAACCTAATTTAAACATGGCATTAGAGTTTTATAAATTAATAGCTAATAAATAATATTTTTTCATTTAATCATAATTTTCTGTAATTATTTCATAATAATCAGCTAATAATAACATAGATTTTTAACAATTTAGTTTAATAGCATTTTTTAAACATAATTTCATTTAATCATAATCTTTATCAATATATTTATAATAATATCCTAAATTATGATAAGTTTATTATAATAAATCATCATTATTAGATTAATTAATTATCATATAATAATATTTTTTCATAAATAAATAATTAAAATCTATATATTAGTAATAATAACCAAGATTATACATTGCTTATTCCATTTAACCATTATCTATAGCCATCTAATAATATATTTTCATTATCATATAATCTTATTATAATTAATAATAATAACCAAGATTATACATTGACATACAACATCCTTTTTTTATAGCTATTTAATAATATTTTATCATTTATTCATAATCAATTTCAATATATTAGAAATGTTAAGCTAATACATTCATAGAATATATATCATCTAATTCAATAGCCATCAAATAATATTTTATCATTTATTCATAATTATTAATTAATTTATAATAATTAGCTAATTCAATCATAGATTATAAATGTTATTATTCAATTGCTTTATTATAATATTCAATCATTTAATCATATTATTCTTATTATCTATATTATATAGCTAAATGATAATTTTAATTTGAATCAATCATAATATAAAAATATATATCAAATAAATATTTATATTATAATGAATTAAATCCAAATACTTTAATAATTTAAATAAAATAATAAAAATATTATAATATACTAATAAATTATATGACCAAAATATCTTAAAAAAAATTGAACTGGATAGAAAAATCTATGATTTTTCTATCTAGCGCCTAATTTTTTTAAAAGTAAGTTTATTGCTAAAGCAATAAACTCCCTTTCAAAAAAAAATTGATCCTGGTCTAAAAATATAATTTTATAAATAAAATTATATTTTTATCCTCATAACAATTAGTTTTATACTAACTCATTTCATTCGTTAGTATAAAAAAAAATTGAACTGGATAGAAAAATCTATGATTTTTCTATCTAGCGCCTAATTTTTTTAAAAGTAAGTTTATTGCTAAAGCAATAAACTCCCTTTCAAAAAAATTGAAAAAAAAAATATATATAAAGTTCATTAATAGTATCTAAAATATACCCATTTACAACAACAACAATAAAATAATCTTAAACATTAACAACAAAACAACACAAAACAATGTAAAAATAAACCATTAATACTTAACTTTTTGAAGATGAAAATGATTTTTCTGTTGATTCTTATGATATATATTTCAAAAATTATTAAGATTAAGATAATTTTGACAATGAATCATAAGATGGTTAATTTGAATATTCTGAAGACGAATAATCTTAAGATGAATAATCTGAATATTCTTAAGATGAATAATCTGAGGAATAATAAGATGAATAATCTGAAGAATAATTTGATTAATAAGAAGACTAATAAGATGAATAATCAGAAGAATATTAGTAAGTTATTAATCAAATAGTTGAAGAATATAATTAATTAGTAGAATAGTAATACAAAATACAAGAGACAGATGAATACACTCCAGAAGATTATTAAATCTATTGTGATGAAAATAATAAGAATTATATTGTTATTATTTTAAATTACAAAGAAGATAATGAAAGTGTACATATTTTGTAACTATTAAATAGTTATTAAGCAGATATAATAACTACAATGATAGATAGTTAAGAATATACTATTTTTTGTTAAGATTGGTATAATGGTGAAAATAATTTTTGTGAATCAATTTTAGAAAAAATTAATTTAAATTCACAAAATAAAGGGATTGATACACCATTTATCATTTTTAATAATAAAATAGAAGATGTCTATATTAAAAATTGAATGATTATATAATCATTGTCAACAGAAAAATCATTTCTTTATAAATTCAAAAATAAATCTATATATATATATCTTTTATCAATCATTTCTTTATAAATTCAAAAATAAATCTATATTTATCTTTATCAATTATTAGTTTATTAGCAATTAAAAAATCTTTAAAAATATTATTGATATTTTCATGTTGTATTATATATTCAATATAATCAAATAATTGATATTTATATTGATCTAATAATTCTATATTTTTATAATTTTCACAAATATATTCAATCATTAAAATATCAATAATAGCATCTAAATCACCATTAATTAAATCAATAATTTTTTCATCTTTTATTATATTATTTTTATTTATATAATCCAAAAAATAATTACAATAAGAATAAATAATATCATTATCTATTATTTCTATATTTAACATCTCAATTTTATTATCAATTATAATATTTTTGATAATTTGTTTTAAATATCTATACATATTATATCCATATATTGATGAATAATTATCACCGAAGGTACCGTTAAAAAATGTTGTATTTACAACATTTTTTTGCGCTAGCGAATTATCTAAAGATAATTCGGTACCTGTGGCATTAATTCATTTAATATTTTTGATTCAATTAATTTATCTATTTCATATTGAATATATTTTTCTTTATATTCAATATATAATTCATCATATTTTAAATCTTCATCTTTTAAATCTAATAAATCTAAATTATATTGTAATATTTTACAACAATATCTATAATCTAGATCAAAATAATCATAAAGATATTTAATTAAAATAGTTTGTAATTCAATAATATCATTAGAAAAATTATCATAAATGTTGATAGTTACAAGATTATATTCTATATTATTTTTTTTATTTTAACTAATTTTTTGATCAATATTATCAACTAATTAAATATAATATTATATTTTTTTAAATAATTATAATATAAGAGCTAAATAAGATATAATAATTATTTTATATATTTTTCCATATTATAGGCGAATATTTCATAAGGATGAAAATTCATTATATAATTATATAATAAATCATTTATATTATCATAATTATATTTATACTGTAAACTATAAATATTATTATAAATATTATAATCAATATCAGGATTAAAATAAATATTATAATTATATTTTTTAATAATATAATAACCAGATAATTGTAACCATTTGATCATTTCTTTTTTATATATTCGTTGCCAAATATGAGACATTTCATGAATTATATATGTTGCTAATTGTTTTATATTATTTTTTTTAATAATTTTTTTATTTAAAAATATAATATTAAATCGTGTATGAGCTAAACCATATAAATATTTATCACCAATAGTCTTTGAAAATATTAAATCTATTGATAATAATTGATTTTTTAATTTAATATTTTTGATATTTTCTCTTATACATTTTCTCATATAATTTATTGATTTAATTATTTTATTTTTTTCATAATTAGAAAAATTAGAAGCACTATTACACCATTTATTTAATATATTATTATCATTTTGTTTATTTAAAATATTATCATAATCTTTAATAAAAAAACTAATAGTTTCATATTTAGATAGAAAATAGATATTAGGTTTTGTATAATAATATAAATAGATTAATAATATAAGTAATATAATTATAAACATTATAATAAAAATATATATAATTAGATAGTTATAATATTTATTTTATTAAATAAATATAAAAAATTGCAAATAATATTATATATAAAATACATTATAATAATAAAAAATAAACTAATTAATACCTACTAAGATGATGAATATTAATAAATTATTAAAATTATTATAATTATTTATATAATATAAAATATAAAAATTATATATAGATGGATATTTAAAAGATTTTAATAGAAATATTATTAAAATAATAAAATAATATTTACAATAAATAAATATTAATAAATATAAAAGTTTATTATAATATATGCCAAATATATATTATAATAAATATCTCTAATGGAATATCTAAAATTATTATCAAAAAACATTTATTTGTGATAATATTACTAATATATATCAAATATTATTTAGATTAAATAATAAAAATATTGATTTAATTATTTAATTTCTATTATCATTATTATTTTAAAAATCTATTTAATAAAAGATTATTATTTGTAAGATATTAAATCATTTATTTAAAAATAAATTTATTAAATTATTTACATTTAGTCATGTATAAATTATTAAATATTTAATGATCAAATTTATAGATATATTTAAAATTATATTAGAAAATGAATAATTTGATAATACTATATTATAATCATGTGATATTGGTTAATATTATTTATAATGATAATAATAAATTACCATATGATTTTGAATAATTTTATAGATTATGATTATTGTAAATAAGATATATTATCTATAAAATATTTACCATAATAACCTAAAATAAATGAAGCACATGTTGCTAAACTTCCATAATAAGCATCTCTTTTATGTTTATCTGTAATTTCTTTATTATCAGGATTAAGATAAATTCTAATATATAAATAAGTAAAATACCAGATTAAATCAGCTAAAATCATATTAGCTAATAATTTTTTATCATTTTATATAATTAAATATAATTATGAATAAGATTAAATATTTACGAGATATGGTTTTTTATATTATTTATATAATTAATACAACCTTCTAATCTTAATAATTTTATATTAATTAAAGATTCATCTAATATAAAATTGTTACAATATATTATATTTAATTGTTTTAAATTATATAAATTAGTATATGATTTATTAATGATATTAATAAATCATTTAAAAAACAAAAAAATAAATAATTTAACACCAATTACAACATTTATCACCGAAGGTGCCTGTGGTATTATTTATTATTCTTTTAATTTCATTATTTATTTTTTTATCATTTATTGATTGATAACTATGATATATATCATATTTAATTATATTCACTATATTATTATGTATATAATTAAAATAATTATGTAATAAATTAATATCATTATGATCTAAAATTAATAAAAAAATATTCTAAATTTCATCTAAATCTTTTAATTTAAGAATAAAAAAAGTATTAGGATTATATATAGATAAAATAGCTTTACTCATTAAAAAAATTTCTCTAGGATATATAATATCTAATAAAGTACCATTATAATAGATTTTACAAATTTGAATCCATAATTTCTCTATATAATAAAAATCTTCCATCTTTACATTTTATATTTTTATTATATATTATATATTTTATTATGGTTTATAAAATTCATTTATGATTATTATCGTTAGTTGTATAATTTTCATAATCTTCATAATCACTTTCATTAATTTCTTCTTCAGTTAATTCACCAAATAAATTATAAGTTTTTTGATCTAATATATCTCCATTATTAAATAAAAAATCTCTTTTAATTTGACCAGATGTAAACCATTCTTTATATTCACCATCTAATATACCATTATTATATTTAGATTTAATTAAAATTTTATCATCTCTATCTTTTTTAGTAAAATTACCATGTTTTTCTCCATTTTTATATGTTCCTTCATATTCTATTATACCATTAATAAAATATCTTTTATATAAACCATCTAATATTCCATCTTTATAATTTATTTCATATAATTTACTACCATCTATATAATACATTTCATATAAACCATCATATTTTTTATTTTTAAAAATACATCTAGTAGTTAAAGAACCATTATCACTATATGTTTCATATATACCATTAATAGGTTTATACAATCTATATTTTAAAACTCTATCTTTATTCAAATAATATGGAATATCTCCTTGATTTGATATTTCACCTACTTTATGTATTACTTTATTAGCTATATATAAAAATGATTCAGCTTCTTTATATTTTTTTCCATCAATATCTTCTATTTCTAATGTCTTTATTTTATTACAAAAATATCTTGCATTATGTTTATCTATTAATAAAGGTCTATCCATATTATGTATAGTATCATCTAATAATTCAATAGTAACAACAACTCTATCACATTGATTAATAATACCAATTGTATATCCAATTATTTTATCTTTTTTTCTCAATGACATTCTTATTTAAATAATATATCTATTATATTATTCTCTTTTAAATAAATTAATATTTTTTTAATTATAATCATTAAATTTTTTTATTAAAAAACTTTTATATCTTTATTAAAATTATTAAACAAATAATCTACTAATATATAATCCATTATATCTTCTGTTATTATATTATTTAATTCATTAGTTAAACATTTTCTTATAACATCTTTATTTTGTTTATATTTAATATAATAAAATGTTAATTTATCACTGAAGATGTCTGTGGTATATTTATTATTTAATAATAATAGATGTAACCCATCAAAATAAAATAATTTAGTAACATATTCAGGTAAATGTTTAATTATATATATAAATCAAATAATAACATCATTAGATTGATTTATTATTTGATTATATATTTTAATTAAAAATTTTATTGTAAATATTCTTGATAATTTATCTTTTGTTATATCTAAATAATCATTTATATTATCTAATAAATGATTATATAAATTAGTATTAGATGATAAATAATTATAAAATCATTATTATTAGTATAAGTTGTAAAATCAAGTTCAATCATTGTCATATATATTATATATTTATTTATTATTATATATAGAATAATTTATTGCAATTTTTTGTAAGGGAGTTAATTGCTAATGCAATTAACTTACTTTTAAAAAATTAGGCGCCAGCAAGAAAATTTATAAATTTTCTTGTCAGCCGTTAAATTAAACTTAACATTTCTTAACATAAGTTAAGTCATGCAATTTTTATATTTTATAATAATATACTCTTTTAGATTTCTCTAAATTTTCTATTCTATAAACATATAAAATAAGTTTTTAATGATGTTTAACACACCATTGATATGAATTAATCATATCAAATTTTTTATATAGATATTTCGAGCTCCATTTATATCTCTATCTATATTTAACTGACAACATTTACAATAATATACTTTTGCACCTCCTAAATCTTTATTATAACTTCCACAACTACTACATATCTTTGATGTATATGATTCATTTACTAATTTATAATTCACATTATACATTAAACATTTAAATTGTAATCTTTGTGTAAATTCATAATATTTTGTTCTTAAACATGCTACTTTTTGGACATTACTTAACACACTGCTATTTTGTTTTACTATATTTTTGGCACTCATATCACCTATTAATATAGTTTTATAATTGTGAGTTAAATATTTTATTGTCTTCCAGTGTAAATCATCTATTCTATTCTTTATTTTACGGTTTATCAATAATTCATTCTTCTTTTTTATTTTATTTTTAATATTTTCATTATTTTTTATTTTATTTAATCTTTTGATAGATTTGCTTATAATAGAATTAACATTATTTCCAACTTTTAAAGATCCATCTTCACTTATACCTGTCATAAAAGTACGTAATCCTGGATCTAATGATATTAAATTAGATGTTTTATTTGAAATAGTTTGGTTTGTTGTTTTTATTGGTATTAATAATGTATATTCATCTATTATTTTATTATAATTTATTTTAACATTACTATCTATATCAACTAAATTAACTTCTTTTCCATTATAATAATATCTTATATCTCCTAATAATAATGGACATATTTTATCTTTTAAAATATAACATTTTTCAATTTCTATTGTTTTAGATATTCTATCATTTCTCCAATATTTAATTCTAAATTTTTTAATATTACCTCTTATTAAATTAGTTTTAGCTGATTCTATATTAGAACATAATTGTCTGATAGCATAATCTAAATTATGACTTTGAAATTTTGTATTTTTATTTATATTTTTTAATTGTGAATCTTCTTTTATTATCTCTTTTTTATCTTTTAATTCTTTTCTTATATCATAAAAATTATATATTTTTTTAACATCTTCATAATTATTATTTACTATATCTCTTGTTATATTATGTTTAGTAAATAAATAATTAGATTTTATATATTTAATAGCTTCATTATACATCTTAGTATAAGCATCAAACCATTTATGCAATATTTCTTTTTGTTCTCTATTTAAAATCATCTTAACTTTTTGACATTTAATAATCTTTTCTTTTTTAAATTTTATATTATTTTTAATATTATCAGGTTTATCTTCTGGAAAATATAAATCATATTTTTTAATATCAAACCATGAATTAGTATTTATATTAACATGATTATCATTTAATAAATATGGTAGATCTAAACAATGATCTTTTATTTTATCTTTAATAGTATTAATATATTTATCTATTTCTTTCTTTTTTTTCTTAACCATTTTAACTATATTATTATATTAGAAAATTATATTTATATTACTTTATAATTTAATAAACTATAATATTAATAATTGTTAAGTATTGTTAATATAAAAGTATATTTAAAATATAATAAAAAAATTGATAACTTATATAAAGAAATATATAATATTTATATATTAATATATAAATTAATAAAAAATATCAATGGAAGAATATTTACCAGGAGGTAAAGCTTGTAAAATATTAGGAGTTCATCCTAGAACATTATATTTATGGGATGAAAAAAAAACAATAGAAACAATAAGAACACCAGGAGGTAAACGTTTATATAATGTTAAAAAATATTTAGAAAATATAGAAAAAAATAAACCAAAAGAGATAAAAAAAGACACTATATACGCTGATGGCGAAATAAAAGATACAATAAATGAAAATAAAATAATTAGAAAAAAAATAATATATGCTAGAGTTTCAACAAGTGGTCAAAAGAATGATTTAGATAGACAAGTAGAAGTATTAAAAGAGAAATATCCAAATTATGAATTAGTAAAAGATATAGGAAGTGGAATGAATATGAATAGAAGAGGTTTAAGAAAGATAATAGATATGGCTATAAAAGGAGAAATAGAAGAAGTAGTAGTAGTGCATAAAGATAGACTAGCGAGATTTGGATATGAATTAGTAAAAGATTTAATAGATAAATATTCAAAAGGAAAAATAATAATAATAGAGAGAAGAGAAGATAAAGAAGCGAAAGAGGAGTTAGTAGAGGATGTATTGCAAATAATGAATATCTTTGTAGCGAAGATGAATGGAATGAGAAAATATAAAAAACGTGAAATGATAAAAGAAAATAATAAAAGTGATACAGAAAATGAATCATTAAGTGAAACAGAAAGTGATTCATTAAGTGAAAAAAAACAAATAAAAAAGAAGAA